TTGTCCACACCCCGCATCGCTGCCATTCACGATCTGTCCTGCTTTGGCCGCTGTTCGCTGACCATTGCCCTGCCGGTACTCTCCGCCATGGGCTGCCAATGCTGCCCCCTGCCTACCGCCCTGCTCTCCGCTCATACCGGTTTTCCCGGCAATACCTTTTTGGATCTGGCGGCGGAAATGGGCCGTATCGCGGAGCACTGGGCCGCTATGGATCTGCAATTTGATGCCATTTACAGCGGCTTTTTAGGCAGCGCCGATCAGGTGGACACCGTGGCGCGGTTTTTTGATACGTTCAAAAAGTCCGATACCGCCGTCATCGTGGACCCCGTCATGGGCGACCACGGCACCGCCTACCGCACCTGCACACCGGAACTGTGCCGGGGGATGCGGGTGCTGGCGGAAAACTCGGATGTGATCACCCCCAATCTGACGGAGGCGGCGCTGCTGCTGGACCGTCCCTATGAGGAGATCCGGCAGTCCGACGCCTACGAGGTGGTCCGCCGGTTAAGTTTGGGTGGACGGCGGTCTGTGGTGCTCACCGGCTACTCTTCGGAGTCGGGACAGACCGGAGCCCTGTGCTTTGACCGTGACAGCGGCGAGAGCAAAGCTGTACAGACTCCCCGGGAGCCGCAGGACTTTTCCGGCACCGGCGACCTGTTCGCCAGCGTCCTCGCTGGAGGGGTGGCAAGGGGTGTTCCCCTTTTTCAGGCCGCCCAAGCCGCTGCGGATTTTGTCCGTGATTGCATTGCGCGCACCTTGGCCGAGGGACTCACAGAGCAGGATGGCGTAGACTTTGAGCCGCTTTTGGGGCAGTTGACCAGCAGCAAATAAAAAAGGCCGGGAAGGATGATATCCTTCCCGGCCCTTTGTTGTTATTCGTCCCGGTAGCCCATGCTCCGCACATAGTTCAGATTATCCCGCCAATTTGACCCCATGAAATCTCCGATTTCATGGGTACCCTGCTTTGACCTGAGCGGACAGGCAAAGCCCGTCCGCTCCAAGGTTTTGCGCCGCAAAACGCTTGCACGCCGCTGACGCGGCGGCTCACTGGCGTTCGCGGAAAATTGGCATCAGGCCGTGGGAAAACCGTTATTCGTCCCGGTAGCCCATGCTCCGCACATAGTTCAAATTATCCCGCCAATTTTCCTTGACCTTCACCCAGGTCTGGAGATAGACCTTCGTGCCCATGAACTTTTCCATATCCGCCCGGGCCAGAGAACTGATCTTCTTCAACATGGCACCCTGCTTACCGATGATGATGCCCTTGTGGCTGGCCTTTTCGCAATAGATCGTGGCGTCCACGTCCACCACCCCGGAATCCCGCTCGGAGAATTTGGTGATCTCCACGGCGGTGCCGTGGGGGATCTCCTTATCCAGACACAGCAGCAGCTTTTCCCGCAGCAGCTCGCCCATGACCTGCCGTTCCGGCTGGTCGGTGGTCTCTCCGTCCGGGAACAGCTGAGGGCCTTCCTGAGCGTATTTCTGCAATTCGTGCATCAGATCGTCCAGACCGCCGCCCTTATGGGCAGAAATGGGAATGATAGCGTCAAATCCGTCCCACACCTCGTTGTAGGCCGCAATCACCGGCAGCAGCTCCGCAGGCTCTACGGTGTCGATCTTGTTGATGCACAGGATGCAGGGGATCTTTTCCTCCCGGATGCGGTCGATCAGCGCCTTCTCCGGTCCTCCCACATGGGGGATGGGCTCCACCAGCAGCAGCGCGCAGTCCACATCGCTGAGGCTGGAGGTCACGACTTTTACCATGTAATCCCCCAGAGCGGACTTGGGCTTGTGCAGTCCCGGCGTATCCAGCAGAATGTACTGGGTGTCCTCCCGATTCACAATGCCGTAGATCCGGTTCCGGGTCGTCTGGGCCTTGTTGGAAACAATGGCGACCTTTTCGCCCACCAACGCGTTGGTCAGGCTGGACTTGCCCACGTTGGGCCGTCCGCAAACGGTGATCATGGCGGTTTTTGTAATGTTTGACATAGGTGATCCTCAACTTTCTTTGAGCGTTTTCGTTTACGTTCCGCTCCATGCGGTCCGTTTTTCTAACATACCACAGATCTGTCGGAATTGCAACCGGATATCAGACCTCTCCTCCGCCGATTTTCTCACCAGAGCGGCGGGGCATTCCCAGCGGCGGCAGTTCCACGCCCAAAATGAGTTTTACCAGCCACACAAAAAACAGCAGCACCAGAATCGGGATCAGGCAGGTGGTCACCAGCATAACTGCCAGGGCCTCCAAAAAGCGGTTCAGCACATTCCGCAGCTTCTCCACCGCACCGGCCGCAGCACCGGTAATGCTGTCCGCCACTTTGGAAAAGAATCCGGAAATACCGCTCTGTTCCGTTGCTGAGCCTTCATTCTGGCTGCTTTGAATGGTATCCGTAGCCTCCTTGGCCTCCTGAATAGTAGCCGCAATGGATGCCTGATAGGTATCCTCAATCAGGTCACTGACCCGGATCCCCACCGGGATTACCAGCATGATTGCTACGCTGAACAATGCCAGTTTCCACGCCAGCGCGCCCGCCGTCCGCCGCAGATGGGGGAACAGCGCCGCAGTGGCAAAGGCCGCGCAGGCCGCCGGGATCAGGACCTTGAATGCCGCACTGGCGGTGATGGTCAGCAAATATTTTTCCAGAAAAATGGCGCAGAGCACGATGAGAAAATAGCCGCTGAGATCCGCCAGCTTGTCCGCGATCGGCGTAGCCGTGTCGCCGGGCAGCAGCGTAATCGCCGCCGATGCCGCTGTGGAGGCCGCAGTCAGTTCCAAAACCGTCTCCTGCTTTTCCTCCAGTGCGGCGATAGACTTCTGGTAAAAGGCCGGGTCCGTGGTGAGTTTGGCCACGCCGAATATGGAAGCCAGCGCCAAAATCACTGCCGCCGCCACACAGATTACTCTTATTCCGATTGTTCTGGTCATAGTACATTCCCCTTTGCAAGATATAATCTCATCATACCCCGCTCCGCTCTGTTGTCAAGCACTGGCTTTCAAGCAAAAAATCGGGGAAACTTTCATAAAAGCCTCCCCGATTTTTTGAATTTATTTTTGAAGCCGATGCAGAATTTCCGCCAATTCCCGTCGGGTAACGGCTTTTTCCGGCTCCGCAAGCTGAACCTCCGTCAGGATCCCAGATTTTCCTGCCCAGTTCAGGTCCGCGTTCCTCTCCTGTTTGGTCTCTTCCCAAAACAGGACCATCGTCGGCACCTTTCGGGAACTGGCCACCTTACCAGAGGGAAAAAATCCCTGGGTGGAACCGCCGCCGTCCAACATCAGCGCATCCGCCACGCCCAGGCCCAGCAGTTTGTTTTGAAGCTGCTCCCGGGTCAGGCTGGTCTTGTCGCACCACAGGCAGATCCGTCCATCCGGCATCCAGCCCACAGCTGTCCGGGCTGCGGAGCGGGCCACATCCGGCGTCAGGCTTCGCTCCAGCTTCGCCCCATTTTTCAAAAGAGGCACCCCGGAAAGAAAACTGCCGCCCCGATCCGTCAGCATCTGGGGCTTCCCATCAGAACCGATGGAAATTCCCCAGTCCTGATAGGCGTCCCGACTGATGACCTTGCCGTCGATCACCGTCCAGCCAACCGGCTGAAAGCTGCCGTTAAACAAATAGCCGTTGATGATGTGGCTGCATCCGGTCTCCCGCTTCACCTGCGCCAGAGGTTTCCGTTTGCTGTTGTAATAGATCTGCGCTCTGGCGCAGGCAAATACATCAGTCATGGAGCCGGACGGCGCTCTTAGCGTAGCCGTCCTCGTCATAACTGACTGCAAACCTGCCGCCGGGGATCCACTGGATCTGCTCAGTCCCGGCAAATTCCATTCTGCGGCGCATATCCAAGGTACGCCGGGCCTCCTTGGGTTTCTCCTCCGCAGGGATAAAGCCCTCCTCCATCTCTGCATCGGTCCAACCGGCCACGCCGCCGTCGGGATTCAAGTGGAAGTTGGCCCCAGCCGCCTTCAGCTCGGCATTGATCTCTTCAATGCTCTTGCCGGACTTTTTCCCTTCGCTGATGATTTTCTCAAACATCTTTTCCATCTTCGCGCTCCTTTCCGCCCTCAGTCCTTCATCTGTTTGCTGATCTGATCCACGCCTGTGGCCGCGAGGCCGCTGACGATTCCCACCGCAGCGGCGGTCAGCGGGTCCGCCGCCGGAAAATCCGTCATGACCAGCATTCCCACAACGCCCAAGATCCCCCCGCAGACACCCACGATCACCGGGATCCACTTGTTATCCAGACCGGACACCTTAACGATCCAGCCCACAAGGTAGCAGATCACCGTGATCGCCGCCACGCCTGCCATACCAAATGCTGAAATATCCATTCCTGCTCCTCTCTGTCCGCCATCTCAAGAGATGGGCTGACGCCGCTGTCCCCGCTCTAACTGCTCCAACCGGCGGTCCATGCCCCGGATCTGTTCCTCCACCACCGGCACCCGCCGTGCGAAATGATTGTGCTCCCGGACTTCCCGGGTCAGCTCCGTGAGCTTCTCATCCGTTACCGCTTGGGCCGCCCGGTTGCTCAAAAGCACCCCCAGCAGCGTCACACATCCAGTGATGGCGGCGGTTATGATCTCACTCATGTCTCATTCCTCCGGCGGCACCGCCAGTTGAAAGCTCTCCCAGGTATGCTGTGCCGTCTCCACCTCATCCCATGTATATTCCGCCGCTTCACATTCTGCCCAGGTCAGATAGCGGAAGTAAAACTCCACCTCTAAATGACAGGGTAGAATATCTAAAATAATCTTCCTGATCTGGTCGAACTCCGCCGGCACACCGGCAGTTCTGGGAAATACGACCCGCAGGCTGCCGTCCGCCTTTTCCTCCGCTCTGGCCCGGATGCCGCAGCCGGTAAGAGTATCGTTGATGGCCTCCGGTGTCAGGCTGTCCTCGCTGATCCGCAGCAGCGCGGCGATGGCCTC